GATTTGACTTGAGAATCAAATGCTCCCATAAGAGCCTGTACACCTTGACCAGTAACGATAGATGCGTCAATGTTACCAGTACGTGATTCTGGATAACGAGCACCAACTCTAAGTTCTTGGTTAAGTAGTGTTTGTTCTGTGAATGCGCCTTGTGGCAATGTAAGTTCCACACGTCGAACACCCGCTGGGTTGGAAGTACGGATAACCGCATCGCCACCCAACTGGAGTTCTTGTACATCTTGTGGAAGTACAATTGGTGCCTGTACTGATTTCTCCGCTGCTTCCATTGCCAATAAGGCGAAACGGTTGCGGAGTAATTGAATTCCAAGTACATCATCAAACTGTCCACGTAGGTCACCATCGATAGATGGTTTACGTGCTACAACTATCATCATCTTACCAAGAGGATTCTTGGCTTGTGATAAAATTAAATTATCTTTTGCTGGAACATATACAACTGATTGGTCTTTATCGTAGTAACGAATAATTTCTACTTGACCATTTAGGTCTTGCTTATATCCCATCCCACCAAGCAGTATGTTGTCATACTCTGGGAATTGTGCTACTAACTCACCAAGTGTCATTGTGTAGCGTTTTGCAAATGCAACGCATCGTCCATAACGGTCAAACTCTGGGTAAGCACCAATAGGATTTTCTACACGGATGCGAGGAAGTTTATCTTCGTCGTCTAATTCTATAATAAACGGAACAAAACCGTAGGTTATATACCAGTCTGCTCCTGAGTACATTTGGACCGAGAGGTCAGAGTGTGAAAAATAATTGCTAGCAATACGAGTACGCTTATCGGCAAAAGAACGAGCACGGTCATTGACCTGATTAGCGGCTGAGCAGTTAACCGCCGGAAGAGGCGCCATAACCTCAGAAAGGTCCCTGGCAACGATATCAATAAAATTTGCAACGACATTAGCATCTACACCATCTGGAAAAAAGTCTGGATAGACTTCAGCAATTTTTCCTTTACGAACAGCAAGTACGTCAAGATTGCGAGCATCTCTCTCGCTGTTACGATAACGCAGAGATTGAACTCGTGCCGATATCTGCTCTATTGATAATGCCATTTACGTCCTAACGATAGAAAATTGAATTAATTACCAGTCCAGTTATAACGAGCCATATCACCTGAAAATGGTCCTTTATTTTTAGTTGGATTTTTTTTAGGTGTTGAATTTTTAACCACAGAAGGATTTTTATTTCCTATAGCACCGTCTCTTTTTTCAGCAACGTGCGTTGGTTTCTTAGATATAGATGAACTTGTAGGGGGTTTAGGTGGAGTTGGATTTAAAGGTTTACCGCCTGGTGGTGCCTTTGGAACTTCCACTTGACGATAAACAGGATTAATACTCTTACTACCCTTACCTATAATCCCACCTGCTGCTCGTATTGCTAATTTCTTTGCTACTGCGCTAGCAGCGGCTACTGCGGCTGCTCCTACTAATGGTACTGGCATTTTATTTCTCCTTAGTTATAAGTTTCTTGCCATTGCTCTGCAAAGGCTTCGTCTAAATTAAGTGAACCACGTCCAGCCATCTGTGCTCTGGTAGCCCATCTGTTTGTTTGGTACTGCCCAACTCTACTTGATGTCTGCATAAGTTCTCTACAACGAATAACGGCAAACCATAAGGCCATTACACAGTCGGTAGGGTTCTTAGTGTCAGGCTTCCAAATGATAAGTTGCTGTACTAAAGACTTAAGGCCTTCAGAGCCTTCATTGCTTGGTAATTCAAGTATATTATTATCTTGGAATCTGCCATCCTTGGCTGAACCAAAGAGGCTTGCCATAGATGCTACACCAAATCCAACATCCCATTTGTTCTTACCAGTAAAGTGTGAGTTAAGTTGACATCCATAGGATGCTAAATAATCACGCAACTCTGTATCCATAGCATAGTACTTCTGGTGGGCGTTGATTTCTACTCTAAATTCTTGTGGCTTAAATCTTTCCACCCACTCTTTAATAAGAGCGTTTTCCTTCTGTGGGGAAGGGTCAACCATGTTGACGCAATCCAAAACGTAAATTTTTCCGTCTGCACGGTTATAAGATACTGCTACGAAAGCAGAGCGTCCCGTTACCGCAGGGTCAAAGCCAATAATGGTATAGGTTGAATCTACGTTCTTGGGGTGGCCTGCCGTGTCTTTTCTAAGCGGTCCACGCTTTCGCATACCGTTAACACATCCAGCGACAATTGTTGGCGAGAAGATAGAGTCGGATTGGACGTCTTCTTGCTGGTAGACCATAGCCCAGACTGACGGAGCCACTTCAGACCGCCTTGTAAAAAGCGAAGGTCCATCCCATTTGGGATATAGTCCTTGCTCATTAGGTTCGTCCTGTTCTCCCTCTGCTCTGTCTGTCCAAGGCCAAAGAGTTTTCCAATTTTTTGGGTTCTCATCAAATTCTAATACTGATGGCATAGCCATGTATGTAAATGGAGATTTCCCGCCTGTCCACTGGTCGGGGTCTCTAATCATCTTATATAAATCTATAGGTGCGACACGGGTTCCTACTATAAGCAGTTTTCCATGTCGCCCTAGGCGGGTGATGACTTCTTTTTGAAGCCATTCAATTTGCTTCTCCCACTCATGGGCATTTGCATTCATCACCACATCGTCAAGGATAATCAAGTCAGCACGAGCACCGTAAATTTGTGACCCGAATCCTAATGCTTGAACAGTTGGGTCCTTCTCACCTGAGTCACGTCCTGCACCCAAGTAAATCATGTCAGCAGACCAGGTTGGTGAATCTGCCTTATAGCCACCGTTAGGTCCGAAGGACACCTGCATTTTGGTCCAGTTAGGATGGCTTAATCTTGTCTTTATCGCAGATAGGAACTTACGTGCCATACCTTGCGTCTTTGATACAATAATGATTCTAACGTTAGGGTCTACTGCTAAACGGTAGGTAACGTAGTTGATGGTAAGTACAGTTGACTTAGCATGCTCTGGTGGAACGTTAATTAAAATACGATTGGTTGCTGCTTGTTCGTAGGTCATGCTAGGGTGGATGAACCTTGGCTCTTTACCCTCGACCAAATCAATCCAAGACTTATGATGGTCAAACAACTTAGTCTCTAAGAATTGCTCTGAAAAATCTTCGAAAGAGATATCCTTTAGGTTGGCTAGGTCCGCTTTGATACCTTTGCCCGAAAGGCGTGCTTTGTCCGCTTTGTCCTTAAAGTCAGGGTCTGCCATAGACCATTGGCGGAAGGTAACATCGTTCCTGCCTACAGCCTTCATAGCATCTACTACGGTAGCCCCTTGGGCTAACAGTTCTAACACCTGCAGTTGGGCAGCATCTTTAGGGATGTTTTGTACCCCTGGCTTACGACCCACAGTTGCCCCCAATAACGCTGATTTAACGGTCCCTGTAAACGGGCAGACTATTCCCAATATAATTATAAATTATAAATTCTATATAGGAGGAGCGGAGTCTTAAACGGAGCGACTCCGTATATTATATATATACTATAGATAACCTGTTCAAAGTACTAAAAACGAACAGATAGGTTATAATTACGCTCATTCTGAGCGTATAATATATATATCCCCCTATATAATATAACAGTAATTTTTTATGGGAGTATATATATGTATATTGACGCAGATTAAATAACCCTAGGGTCAAATCAAACCCTCAACCTTTACTAAAGGGTTAGAGTTTATTAACTCTCAACCTAATGTAGAGAATTAGACTATCCACAATAAAGATTTTCTACGGGGGCATAATAAATAATTATCCACAACCTGTGGACAGACTACAACGAGGTCGGGCGTGTCGCCCAACACAAACCCTGAGAGTTTGCTGAGCAACGAGGTCGGGCGAGTCTAGCTATCCCTTTTGTCCGATTTGCCCTATCTGCCCCAGTATGATACAATTAGTCCTAATTGTCCTAGTTTGGTCGGTGTGATGTACTTCACAAAAGATTTTCGGGAAATTAGCAAAATGAACTAGACAAAAGGCAGACCGAGGCACTAAATTTGGGGTACTGGAAAAACCAGTTAGGTGTCTGAAAATCAGACACTAGAAAATCCGAGAAAAGGAAAAGCACCAAATGACTACAAAAGAAAAAGCACCAAAGGCAACAAAAGAAAAAGCACCAGTAGTACTGGATTCTCAAATAGTTAAAAACTATCGGGAACTAGTAAAGAATTCCCTAGAAAGTCACTGGGGATTTATCACCACTACTTATGGAAAAATGGTAGATGGCTCGGCTTCTGTCCGAATTGTTAAGGCTTCTATAAATGAAGCAAGCAAGGACGGAAAAGATTCCATCATCAAGGCATCACAGGTTGAGGGATTTGGAATTGCCCTAAAGGTCAAAACACTTTCGGGAGCAGATAAACAAACTATCTCCAACATCCTCAAGGTGTCCATGCGTGCCAAGCGTTTGGATGGTGTTGATGCGGTAGATTCCCTACTGGATGGTATCAAGACTTACGAGGGATTTATCGCTAGGCTTGAGGATGCCGAGGATGCCAAAGCAGAAGCCACCGATAAGGCAGAAGCAGAAGCAGAAGCCACCGAGAAGCCACTCGATTTGGCGGGGATTACATGGGAAGCATTAGCGGAAATTGTAATTCGAAAGGCAAGCCTAGAAAAAAACATGGCGGACGCTTCATGCGATACAAAACTCGCAGGACAAGCCACCGCAGTTTTTCACCAACTAGTAAAAAATTCCAAGGTGAAGGCTAACGCTTAAACCCGACAAAGTAGCCTCACCCCTTAGGGGGTGGGGTTATTTTTTTTTAGCTAGACACGCCCGAGTGCGTTGTGAGTTATCCACAGCCCCGACACAAACCAACACAAACCCCTTGCCCAACACAAACTATTAGAGGCGTGCTAGTGATTAGGTCGAAGCCACGAATCAAACCAGCCACAGAAATTTTTTCAACACAAACTCATGAGGCGAGGTGGGGAAACAACTCATGCGAAAATGTGAGGGTCTAAGGGTGGCTGTCTGAAAATCAGACGCCCCTAAAAGTGAATTTGACAATGAGCCTGAGGTATGTTATACTGAAGCCACTTAAGAAAAACTTGTCTTAAGTTAGTGTCTGAAAATCAGACAGTTAGGATAAACAAATGCTAGACCAAAATATGGAAAATGCGTTAGTCCAACTAGCGCAAAAGATAGACGCTAGTCATGAAGTAGAGCGTAATAAGTTAGAGCAAGCAAACCGCAATAAAGTTAATCCTGAGTACCTTCGGGTAATGGGGTTAGCATTATGAGCCCTGACGATATTGCCCTAGACTTTATGACCGAAAGTGAAATAGCCGAGATTATAGCAACCGAGGATATTTTTCAAGTAGACCTGTCCAATATTGATGATTTACTTGAGGATGTTGCTTCGGACTCGGACTACGAATAGCAACTGGACAGCCCACGCTGGTGCGTGTTATTATGGGTTCAATTCCCATAGTGGGCACGAGTGTCTGAAAATCAGACACTTATTAACGAAAGGCAATCATGTATATCGAGATAACAGATACGATAGCAATTATAATTGCGCTAACTACTAGCACCACGCTGGTAATTACTACCGCAATTAGAAATGCTAAACTTACTCGTGCTTTGCGTGAGTTAAGTGTCCAAAAGTAATGTAGATTATGCCAATGAGATTATCCTGACACTTACTAGAGATGAACTAGAAACTGTCAGGGAATCTCTTAGGCAATTCTCTATACATAATACGAGGCATGGTTTCGAGGGGCGTGCTAAGTATGCTGATGATTTGCGAGATAAAATCGTGAATATAATTCTTGATAGTGTCCAGCGTAGAATTGACAAAGAGGCAGAGTTAGTGTAAACTAATCTCACTCAACAAGAAGTGTCTGAAAATCAGACGGAAAGGATAGAGATGGAAACTGTTGATGAGGTAGAAACCAAGTGTTGTATTGCTTGTGATACTACATTAGATAGTGATGATGGCAGTACTACCAGTAGCGGAGACCCTGTCTGCGAAAGTTGTATGGTAATGTGTATGAAATGTGAAGATGTTATCACATGTGATGACGAATTCAATGATGTGGAGGGTGAGTTATGGTGTCAGGGTTGTACCCGTAATGATGCTCATTGGTGCGACTTGTGCGATACCTATTTCACGGGTTATACCTATGGTACAGACGATTGTACTGACACTATGTGTGAGAGGTGTTATGAGAATAATACCCATTACTGCGAAACTTGTGATGCTACATATCTAAATGGTTGTGAGTACAACCATGATGAGGATAATGATGGCAGGATAATACATGATTATTCGTATCGCCCTGACCCTATCTTTCGCAAGTCAGATGATGAGCAGACACGCTTGTACTTTGGCATAGAGATAGAAACTGAGGTGAGAGGTGGCGACTATAGTTATAGGACTACTGCTGCCGAATATGCTCACCAACAGTTAGAGATGTATGACCTAGCCTATCTTAAATCTGATGGCTCACTTGAGTGTGGGTTTGAGATAGTATCGCATCCATTATCTCATAGTTATTTCATGAAGGATGCCACTAGGTTATGGGATACAGTAAGTAAACTTAAGAGTGATTATGGCATGATGGCGTGGGGTACGAAAACCTGCGGGCTTCATGTACATATATCTCGTGCTGGATTCAATGGTGGTTCACACCAACATAGATTCCTACAATTAGTTTACAATAACAAGGACTTTTATGAGGTGCTTGCTGGCAGGTCATCTAGTCATTGGGCTAAGTTTGATGATAATGTTGACCCCGATACTGGACGGAAATCTTTTAAGCATAAGTTCGACAGGCATGGTAGCGATAGATACTCTGCTGTAAATACCAACAATAGAAATACTTTAGAGATGCGAATCTTTAGAGGTAGTTTGAATCCGAGATTCATTAAGTCTGCTATTGACTTAGCGCATGCCAGCGTTGAGTTCACTAGGGTAATGAGTGTCAAAGAAGTTAGAGATGGTGGTCTATCCTGTCTGAATTTCAGACAGTACATAGAGAGTAAGCCTGAGTTATATCCATCACTTATTGAAAGAATAAAAATCCATTCAGATGTTTTAACTAGGATAGAAAGGAAAGAGCATGTGCCTACTGGTAGTAAGTTCACCGAATAGCACACCACGCAAGAAGGATTTAGATAATGCTTCTTGTAATAATCCGCATGGCTTTGGCTATGCTGTACTTGCTGGTAATAAGATTATTACTGGTAAGGGTATGTCCGCTAAGAAAGTAATCAAAGAATTCTTAGAGGTACGTAAAAAATATCCAAAGAGTTATGCTATGTATCATGCTAGATTTGCTACGCATGGCGTAAAGAATGAGGAAAACTGTCATCCATTCAAGGTAGGTGGTAGCGACCTTACATACCTAGCCCATAATGGTATATTACCTGTACATATTGAGCCTACTGACAAGCGTAGTGATACTCGCATATTTGCCGAGGATATACTACCATCAATGGGTGGCATTACAGCGTTAGACAATCCTAATCTGTATGGCATGATAGAGAAATGGTCTGCTGGCAATAAGATAGCGGTCTTTACCTTAGACCCTAATGCTGAGTACGATTGCTACATCATCAACGAGGACTTAGGTCATTGGGACAATGAGGGCAACTGGTGGTCTAACGATGGCTACAAGCCTAGTGTTTATAGTAAGTACTTTAATTACTATAATGATGGTAGTGATATAGGTAATGCCGAAGATGATTACATATGCTACGGATGCGGTGAACCAGTAATGGATGATGGTAATCCATATCATTGTCAAACATGCCTTACATGCTTTGATTGCAGTATGGTCAAAGATGATGGATGCATGTGCTGGTCGCCTGAATACGACGCATACCGACACAAACAAATGACGGGAGTATACAATGGACAGTATGACTTTGGCTTCTAAAGAAGAAGTCAGAAAAGTAATTATAGAGTTAATCTCTATCGCTAATTTGACAACCGAAAGAGATGATGTTATAATTGCTAATGCTAGACTAATACTACAAAAACTAGGTGTCTGAAAATCAGACACAGAAAAGGATAGATATGAAACTAAAAGTACACCACCCAAGCGGTGATGTGATAGCAGAGGTGTATGATTTTGCTGCTGGCGCATTACTAATGAGTCTGTATGGAGATGGCTCGCATATTTCATACAGGGGCAAAGCATTATGGCGTGAAGGCATAGATGGTGAGGGTGCCGAGAGTTATGATACAACAAGCATGGTAATAGATAGCCGACTAATAGAAATGGGAGTACAAGTTGACGGGTGAAGTAACGATTACGGAACTAATGGATACTTACATGATATCATCTGATGAAAAGATGAGTACTGGGTTCACTAAATCTATTATCATGAATGATGGGACTAATCAGTATTCGGGTAGACTTCATTGGGATTCTAATGATGGATACTCTATGGCGTGGGATACATCTGCGCCACCTGAGGCAGACCGCCCCGAGTTCGAATATGTACTTGATTGCATAACAGACTTGGAGAGATAA